TGTGTGTTAAGTTGAGTAATTTGAGCCGTATTTTGCTCAATTTTAGTAGAAAATACTAAAACTTCCCTATCTACTTGCTGTAATTGTAAAGATTGTGCCTGAAAAGCGTTAGAGAGGTAACCAAAAATACCGGCAGAAGTAATCATCATAAGAATACCCACAGAAATCGTTAAATACCACTTATTAAACCCCTTAATCTCATCCCAAGTCTGTTTTAGGTAGGTTGCGGCCACTAATTTAGCAAACTCTAATGAGCCTGCCATCACCATTACTGCCGTTGATGCTCCACTAAAGAGTACACCCAACCCAGTTACCGAAAAGAATGCTGCACATCCGGCAATAATTAGGGCTGAAAATCCAACTAAGAACTTTAACCAATTCATATTAATTACCTTCTCTTTCTAAATCAATTAAATCATTAACTTTTCCCAATGCGAATAAAATTTCATCAATCATCTTAATTGCATCTTTCGGAGTAATTGGTTTACTACCTTCCGTTGCTTGTTTTAAGTAATTTGTTCTAATTTCGATTGCTTCTAAGTTTTGTCTAATTTGTACTTTGTATCTCATATTATATTTTTTGTTGAAATAATTTTGTTTTGTCTATAATCTAATTCATAAGTATCATCTAAATACTTATTTTGTAAAAAATTGTAAATTCCTTCTGCCCACATTTGATGTGCCTGAACACCAGGATGTCCATCAGTAGATATATCTAATCCAACTTCATCCGATATTCTTATTAAATTTGAATGTGCTAATTCATAAAAATTAAAATATGGTTTTCCATTTATTATTAAGTTTAATCGATTAGTTTCCTCAATATCATTGTATATTCTTTTTGCAAAATTATCAACGAAACTAACATTTCCACTATAATAGAAATGTATATCATGCATCTTAAAAAAACTAAATAATCCTAATATTTCATTTTGTATTTTCTTATCGTATTCATATGGATTTACAAACAATGTTGAATATTCTCTAATAACTTCTCGTGTATTATCTCTATATTCTTCATCCATTTGTGGTCCGTATATCCAATTTAATGTAGTTTGTGTATCGGTGATTTTACCTGTTTTATAATCGTATACTACATTTGCTACTAAATATTTATTGTATTTATTTGAGAACACTTCTAATCTAGAAACAGCTTCTGCCATTTCTAATATAAATAAAGTTTTTTTAACATGCTCTAATTTATGCTTTCTTATATATTCCCATATTTTACGAATAGTTCTTTCTATACCACTACCACTCTTAGCATCGTTTATAATCTTTAAATTAAGTTTTGATTGTAAAAGTGAAGGATATGAAACATCCTTTTCATTTTTGTATAAAAATCCATATTTCTTTTTATATTCGGATTTTAATTGTTGTTTTCCATCTTCAAATCCACCACCTTCGGTAAAAGAACATCCTGTAAAATGAATTGTATGAAATTTATTTTCTATCATAATTAAAGAATTCTGCTAATTTGTTTTCTTGCTCCATTACATCCGGTGAACAATATTTTGGTATTTCATAATCACCTGGTTTTCGGAATACTAAAAGGTATTCATGTACTTTTGATGTGTATCGTTTAGCTGCGGTTTTTCCAATTTGTAATGCTGCAAATGGTGAGATATTTTCTAGTATAACTATATCGTGCTGATTAAAGCCATGCTTCTTAAACGAATTGATTACATCACCATGAAAGTTTTGAAACTCACCACCAGTCCTTAAATCACCTACAACCCAACATGCAAATGCTCCACTTTTAAGAACTCTATAACAATTTGAAATACAAACATCAATCTTACTCATAAATGATTCATATCTATTCTCATCACTTAATTGACCAGGAACTGATTCGTATTTTTCTAAATTAAAGTAAGGTGGACAAGTAAAAACTAAATCTGCGGTTTTATCTGAAATTTCCTCCATTAAAGTTCCATCACTATTAATTATGTGTGGATGAACATTATGTGCATCAAAATGTTTATGTGTTCTTTCCCATGTCTTTGGTGAAATTTCGAATCCAGTATAATCTCTACCTAATTTAGTTGCAACAAATCCTCTTGTTACTCTACCCGCAAATGGGTCAACTATCTTACTACCTTGCATACTCCAAAACCTATATACTTGTTCTGCCAATCCAGCGTGGAATTCGGAGAATGTATAACCAGGTAAATATTCGGATGTGTCACTACGACGTTGTTCATCTAAACCATCATTAAGGTATGCATCGTGCCACTTTAGCTTCGATTCTTTGGTAGGTCTATTAATTGATAGGGGTAAGAATCCAAATTGGTCTACTACCTTTATATCGGTTCTAAGAGGTAATATTTGTGAGTATTCTGCCATAATAAAAAAAGGGTAGTCTTTTGTGACTACCCTTAAAGATACGAAATATAACTGAACTATCCAACTTTAATGGATACTTTTTTTGGCTTCTTTTCTTCTTTCTTAGGTAAGGAGATATGTAATATACCATCCTTTACGGTTGCTAATGTAGCACTAAGGTCCCAATTAGTTCCAATGTTTAACGATTCATCAACCGGAAGTGCAATTGCATTCCAAATTTTATCATCGGTTTCTTTTTCTATTGATTTTACTTTAATAAAGTTTTCCTCAATTGTAATTTCTAATGTTTCTTTTGTTTGACCAGGAACCGCCAATCCAATTCGTAAAATATCTTCGTTTACATCAACTACTACTTGTTTGTGAGTTGAACTAGCTGCTCTTGTTTTTGGGGTTTCAAAAAAATCTTCAAATAATTTGCTGTAATCTACTAAATACATAATTTAATGTTTTGTTTTGTTAATAATATTCTATATAGTTCAAATACTATACCATTATGGTTAAACTGACACTTTGTTAGAATTTACCCAAATTAAGTGAAAACGTGTCAGTTTTTTGTGACTTATCTTGTAGTTTCAATTCTTCTTGTCTTTCTATAATTGTACTCATAAAATCTCCCCAATGTAAAATATATTGAATAGATGAACGTAATGTATTCTTAACATTAAATGTCTTTAAATATTTTTCATTATCTTCATCATATAACCCATCGGTAAGTTTAATACCAAAGTATTCGTTTTCTGTATATTGAATTCCATAATGGTTCAATGTAAAGAAAGTTCTATCGGTAATCGTCATAAATGGTATTTCATCATTTCTTTTATAGTAATCCATTCTATTATCTATTTCCCATTTATTTGTATTAGGTACATAATGTACTTGTCCTTTAATACCTAATTTACCTAAATCGTGATGTAATGCCGAAAACATTAATTCTTCATCTTCAAAATCAATTGTACCACCCTGTGCTACAAATAATTCTTTCATCTTCAATGCATTCTTACATACATTAAAAATATGGTCAATATATCCCCCATCATAACAATTGTGATATAATAATCTACCACTTGCCGGAGACATTGCTAAATTCATACCTAATTCGTTTTCCGAATACATATGAAGTAATTTATCCAATCTGTCTCCTTTAAAATACTTTTTAAGTATAGCAATAAACTTATCGTAATTTGCTTTAATTTCTTCTGCTGTCTTTTTTCTTTGTGTCATAATTTATAGTTTAAAAAATTTATCTGCGTTATTTATTTTACTTATTCTATTTTCTGCAATCTTACAGGTTACCTCAATAATTTCACTACCTACATATTTTCTATTATGTTCTACACATACAATTGCCGTAGTTCCACTACCCATAAACGGGTCAAACACAATTTCATTTTTATTTGTATATTTTTCAATAAATTGTTTTACAATATTAGGTGAAAAATTATAAGTATATTCAGGTGTAGCAGGTACAAATTTTTCACTAAATACATCGGGTAATAATGGGTGTTTTGAATTATTTCTACCAAACGTTAAAATAAATGTATATCCATGTCTGAACATATCAATTGTATCTTCCTTTTTTACCCATATTTTTTGTGATTTAAGTACCCAACCATTATCACTCATAATACTACAAATAATATTATGTTTTTGAATGACCGTTCCTTCTGCCTTTCTATCCGAAACAAATATAGTTACTACATTATTTTTAGGATTAAATAAACTAAATCTTTCTTTTAAGAAAGAAATATAGGGTTGTATGTTTTTAGTATCTGCACCAATCTCATCAAAATCAGGTGGTGATGTTATAATGTAATCGTATTCTAAGTTACGATTAAGTGTATCTAAACAATCTTCGTTGTAAATCATTTCGTTAAATTTTCTTTAGTTAATATTTTATATAAAAGTTCAATTTCTTCTTCTGTTTCTAACATTGGTAAAGTATCAAATAGTGTTACCAAATATTGACCTTTTTTAATTTCCATTATCTTCCACTCATCATTCGTAGTAGATATTAAGGTAGGTCTATCGGGTATATTCTCATCAATTGGTATTGGTAAAATCCAATAATAATATGGTTCAATTTCATCCGTTTCTTCTATCTTTATAGCTCCCCACTTTTTAAATGAGTAATCCGTAATAGGTGTTTGTGGCATTGTTATCATAAATCAAATATACAACTTTTTTTCCTAATCACAAATTATTTGAATCGATTTTTCTATCGAATCTAATTTAGGTGTACTAAAAAGTTTATCTTTAGGAACTGCATATGAGAAAAATGCTTTGCCGGTAATTATTAGTGTATCACCTTTCATTAGAGTAATTGGTGCAACTATGGTATTTACTTCACCCGTTTCAGTTGATGGATATGATGTTGGATTTACTGTCGGAATAATCTCACTTCGTTGTGCAACCATAATACCTAATAATACGGTTTTTAGTTTTGCCTGATATTTGTTGAAATATGTTTTATATACACTTATAGTTTGTTGTCCTACATTCAATATCCAATAATGTGAACTTTTCCATTCTACTCTAACATTTTCAACTAAAGTGGGTGCTAATGGGTTTGGTTTACCATTTACTAAAACTTTACCTGTAACTCTTGAGAATGTTTGTAATAAATTAGTATCTACTAGTAAATGATAATATCCGTTTTTATCTTTGGATAATGCCTTTGTACCATTACCAACTAACGCCGAATCAATTGAAAAAGAAAATGTGGGTTGAGTGAATGTAGGTGGAACACTTACGTTTTTTTCACAACTAGAAAGTATTAGAATTATACCTAAAAAGGATAAAAATTTCATATCTTAGAGTTTAATGTTTATACTTAAAGATACGACTTTTTTCTCAATTTACCAACTATTTTGGGGTATTTTTCCTAACTTGTTGATTATCAATTAGTTATAATAATTTATTTGTATTAAATTTAATATGTTCTTTTTGTAAAAACCAAAGTAATGAATATCGCTCTCCTTTAAGTATAGGTGTTATTTCGTGTTCAATTCTTACATCAAATGTATAAGTGTTACCAATAACTTTATCTAATATTATTTCATCTGGATTATATAATTTAAAATCACCACCTTTAAAGTCATTATTTAACAAAACACCAACTGCATAAATTCTATTATCTTTATCATCATTATGTTTATCAAACCAATCCATCTCATTAAATTTATGAAAATGTATTACCTTTTTTAAATTAGTAATTTTTATATTTGTTGATTCTTCAACAAAATTTTTCAATTTTAAAAAGATCCATTCAGTATCATCTGAATACTCTAATAAAATTGATTTATATTTTCTATCATTTTTATTCCAATTTGTTACATCTGTATTTTGCCAAATTATAGAATCACATTCTAATTTTGTAAATAAAACATTTTGTGTAATCACCATTATAGTAATGTTTTTTTCATATCAATTAATTCATACATATTATGAAAAACATATGGATTGGTTGCAACTTTTTTAAATTGTTTTAAAAATAATTTATGTTCTGGATGTGTATCATTACCAACATCAATTAATTTAAATTGACCATCACTAAATGTTCCCCAATTTGTTATCCTACCAAAAAAGACTTTAGTTTTATTTTTGAATATAGAATATATTAAATTTAAAAATGTTTCCATTTCATTATAATTTGATTGTTGGGCGACAAAAGAACATTTAACACTATGTAAAGATTTTATAGTTGAAATAAAATTTAAATTTGAGATCAGATTATCCCAATTGCCTCCCAACCTTGTTACATTTTCGTAAGTATATTGAGTACCAGCATCAATACTAATTTCACAACTGTGAACATATTTATGTATATTTGGCATACTATCCCACATTTCTTCATTCCACAAACTGGCGTTTGTATGTAGATGGATTGATTTTAAATTTGGATATTTTTTTGGATTAAAATTTCTTAAAAAATTTCTATATGAAACAGATGCAAATGGATCAGCTGTTCCAGAACAATAAATTGTTTCAATTGAATCGGAGTATGCATTTTCTATTTCTTCTATTGTAAGATTTACACTTTTTATTTTATCACTATTTGCAACAATCATATTAACCCTACATGATGGACATTTATAATTACAAGTTCTATCGAATGACATTTGAATTATTTTAGGTCCATTTGGAATTATACCAGTTTGTCTATCGTAATTTGTTTTCATTTCATCACTCAAATTATCTATGTGGATAACTGGCCCGGAAATACTTTTATTTAATGATATTAATCTAGCTAAAAATGGACATTGTGTTTTATCACAATAACGATAAGAACCATCCATTACAGATTTTCGTATTTCAATTGCTTCATCTGAATTCCATAATTCTTTTATGGGAACCCCATTGGGTAATTCTTTTTTTAACCAACTTGCACAACACATAAAATTTTTATTTTCATGTATTTCTAATGCCTCAAACGGAACCGTACAAACATATTGTTTTAAATCTATCATTATATTAATTTAGTTGACTTTTCTTCTATTCTTACTTTTTTATATGGAGAATTTATCCACTCATCAATACATATTTGACTATATGCTATTTCACAATATTCGTTTAAACGTTTTATCGTTTCAATATCTTTATTAACAAATATATCCTCATAATAAAATAGTGGATACCCTTTATCTGAAATAAATTTTAACACTAATGATTCTGATTCTAAATGATGTGTTAGTTTTATTACAGCATCCTCATCATCCTCTGTTAATTCATAATATTTTTGTGTATGCCAAGTTTGTAAAGGTGTTTTATTTTTAGATATTCTAATATGATAGGCCAGTGATTCGGCTTGTAATCTTTTATTTTTTCTTTCTAATACTATTATTTTATCAAAAAATGAATAAAACCATTCCCAATAATCTTCTACACTTTTAAAAGATTCATATGGGTAATTATCACTATCTATAAATGTTTTTATTAATATGTTTTTTTTATTTATTATTTCATCAATTGTTTTTAGTTGGTTGTATGTATCCTCTCTATCTGGATTTATAAAATTAAATGGTTCAAAGAAAGAATCATATTTTTTACGTTCTCTAGCTAAACAACACTTTAAATAATAAAACGTTGATGTGGAACCACTCCTACCATTACACACTATTGCAATTCTCATATAATACTAAATTTTGCTTTCTTTTTGGAAAACCATATTATCAATACATCTCGCTCCCCACTAATTATCTTTTTTACTTCATGTGATTCATTCCCACCATTAAATACAACATAATCTCCTTCATTTGTTAATGACACATCTTCATCATTTATATACATTTCCCCACCGGTAAAATCGGATGATAATAAAATACTAATTGTTTTATGTGTTGTAAATCTATCTTTATGTTTTTTAGCATAACCATTTTCACCATATATTAATCTATGTATTATGTATAAATTATCAATAGGTTCTTCAAATTTATTACAAATAAATTCATTTAAATTTTTATTTTCCAAAGTATAAACCCAACTATTATTTGGAAAAAGAGAGACCCCTTCATCTTTTTTAAGATGGGTTGCAAAATATAATTGAGGGTGAGATGCTTTTATATACGCCAAGTCTTCCTCATTCATTATTCTAGTAACACTTAATTCGGATTTTAAAAAAATCAAATCTTCTATTGATAATTTCATATAAGTTTATTTTTTTTATTTTCAAATTCTATAATTGATTCTTCTATGTTTAGAAATTTATGTAGTTTAAGATAAAAATCATAACACCCAACCCGTCCAGGATGCCAATCTATCGGGTCACCACCTTCATCTGATATAGAAGTTACTTTTATTAATTCTACAAACTCTTTTGTTTTTTCATAAAAATCATCATTCCATGTTACAAATATTGGTTCATAATTTTCATAAAAATATTTTAATTTTTTAATAAATAATATTTCATTATCTCTATTTCCATCTAACCAATTTTGTGTTTCTGATATTCTTAAATCTAATAGTTTTTTTGCAAAAGATTTATCTTTATACCATTCCCAATTTAAATATTTTATATTATGATTTATATCACGTTCACCAAAATATCTTCTTGGAAATCTACCAGGTGCCGTAAATACAATTATAAGTCTATCACCATCTATATAGTTTGGAATATTTCCCGTTTGATAAATTATAGAATGATTATCCGAACCAAACTTTCCTAATTTAATAACATTATAATGATTAGATAAATAATCTGTCCAATGTACTTCGGGTAAATCCCAATCTACAAAACTATCTCCACATATATAAATGTTTGGTTTCATTGTGATATTTTATATTATGCTTTTATTGATTTTTAAAGGTTTATATTCAAAATCGGTATTTGTCATCCATATATTTAAAGCATATCTTATACCTGTATGAACAGGTAATACACCATGATATACTTTACTACCATCAAACGAAATACCATCTCCAATTTGCAAATTATATTTTTCGGCTGTATTAATATCACCATTATTGGGAGATAATACAAATCTACCGTCATCAAATTCATCGGAAAGGACTATAACTGTTGTTAATTGAGACATCCTATCTAAATGTAAATCTAACCATCTATTATCATAATATTTGGTCAAACTAATATTAACATCATTTATTTTAAATTCATTCAAATCAAACCACAATTTAAAATTATTATTTTGGTAATTCGTTTTTAGTTTATTTAAAATATTTTCTTTGAATTTGTCATCATAAATTCGTTTACAATCCCATACTTCATTTGGATTATATGAAAATTTAACACCAATGGCATCGGCAATTTCTATAATAGATTTACATTCTTCTTTTGAAAAAAAATTGTTTATAGAAAATTCCATCATATTAAATAATTTTTATCTTTACACATAACGTTTTTCAGTAAATTTGAATTTAATATAAATTTATATAATTCTTCCGCAATTAACTGATATCCATTATTACTTGGGTGTTTACCAGATGTCGATTGACTCCAATAATTATTATCTTCCCAAACATCTCTCCTTTTTAAATCAATCAAAAAGTCTGCAAATGTTTTTTCTTTGAATCCCCAATATCTACTATTATCAATTAAATTACTATTATCAATTTCACTAATTACAGTTTTACCAATCATATTATCAAATGCATCACAAAAAAGATATTGTATTCCCATTTGTTTAAATATAAATTGTAAATGTAATATATAGTTTTGATTTATAATATTATAGTAGGAATCACTAAACAAATTAGTTATATAATATTCTCTAAAATCTTTTTCTGCTCTATTATAGTTTATATTATTACTAGTAATACCATCAAAAATATATTTAATTAGATGTTGTTTACTTTTATATCGCTCCCCCCAGATATGAAAAGAATCTTCGTTTGGGAAAAATGGTAAATTGTCTCTCAAAGATGAACTCCACATAATAACAACAAAATCATCTTTAGTGATGATTTCATTTTTTAATTGGTGACAGATTGAATTAAATATTGTATTATTTGAAAAAGCACCCACTCCATAATTTTGCACTTCACACTTCAATAACTCTGATAAGTGTTTTGGCCAACAATATTTTTGTCGTATTATTGTTCTTTCTTCTGGTATATCCGTAACATATTCTTCGGTTAGATTTCCACCCACACCTTCCGTCCAACTATCACCAAAGGTAAATAGTTTCATAATATTATTGTGTTACATCTACATATATAAGATTTGCAACTTCTTGCATAATAGTTGCTATGTTTGTGTCTGTGGTTGTGTTAGTTATAACAATTTCACTTTTAATTATTCTTGGTTTCATATTTTTATTTTTAAATAAATTATTTAATTATAGTTTAAATCCTTGTTCACAGTTTGGACAACCACCACAATAGTATGCGGGGAAGCATCCACCATAACAAAATGCAGAACATGCGTTGTGTTGTACAAAAAATAATCCTAATGTAGAATCGGCTAAACTCAAATATATATCACTTGGTTCTACGTTTAAATCATAAACTTTTCTATTAACGTAAACAATTTCTAAATTTGTAATTTTAGATTTAATAAGTGTATTATTACTATCATAAAATACAATTGAGTCATTTACTCTAAATCTATTTGTATCTGAAAAAGTAGTTCTTAATGTATCATGTTCTTCAATATACATAACAGATGTTGGTAAATCTTCATATACTATACCATTTTCTAATGTAACTCTAATCATTACAGTATTTCTGATTGTATCACTTATATGTACCACCTCAGTTGACCCGGTTGTGAATGTTGTTAAATCTGTGTTGTAACTACCTGAGTTAACATTTGGCTGATATGTTGGGTTATCAATTGTACCCTCATCTTCAGGAATCCAATCAAATTTGATAGTTTTTATTGTGTCTCCTACCAAAATTTCATTTGGTGATTTTAGTACATTATCAGGATATAACAATGGTGTATCATCATCTAATATATAATTTTTTGAATATAACATACTATCTGTATTCTTAGTCATCCATAAAATTCTACCTTCTGCATTCATTAAACCAGTTTCATCATATGTGGTTTCAAATTGATTATTTTTAATACCGGCAGTCATCGTATATGAGCCCAAATGTAAACAACTTAAATTACCACCATATAAAATATCTAAACTTCTAATTACCCCAATTTTCTCATTTACAAAATTTTCAGAATTTAGATGATATTCTTCAATAAATTCCAAATCGGTAACCGAATTTTTCAATGTTGCTAAATCTTCTAAAGATTCTATTTTGTAAAATTTTGGATATACATTATACCCATTATGTGGTAATCTTGTTTTTACAATATAATTGGGAGCGTTTCCGGTTGTTGTATGTAAATCGGTTAGTCTATCAATATTTAATTCTGTATCAGTAGATGAACTATAATAAAAATTTGTAGAATATGTTTCATTAGATATCAATCTATGAAAATTAACCTTATCTTTAGTATATTCTTCATCTACAATTGCGGTAGCATCATACGATGTTCTAATTATTAAAGTATTATCATTATCCTCAATAAGTGGAACGGTAACAGAACCGTTCGGAAGCATATGGATTTGGAATGTTCCGTTTAACTCCTCCATGATTTCCGACATTTTATCTTTTAAAGAAGTCTTTGGAAATTCAGGATTTTTACGATCAACTATATTCTCATTTATAATGAAATTACCCTCTGTGTAAATGAAATGTAAATTATTAATAGAATTATCTATTAAAAATTGTTTAAATGTAACCCAATCAAGTTCTTCTGTAATTTGATTATGAACATCAACATTGGTATTTGTTTCAATTATTTTTAAGTTTCCTTCCGAATCTTTTAAGAAATCGGTTCCAAGTATAAGTGCCTTCATAGTTTTTTATTTCTTTTATATAAATATACGTATTTACTAAATAATACTAAATTATTGATTTTGATTTTTTATTTATAGTGTCTATATATGTACTATCTATGTCAGACCATTTATTTAATGGACATGATTCTTTTGTTTTTTCTGTAAATACTTTTTTTTGAATAGAACATAAACATTGTTTACAATATTCATCTTGTGTAATTCGTCTCTTTTTTCCATAATGTTCACATCCTAAACATATCTCATATCGTTTTTCTGCTAATTCTTTTTGTTCAGGCGAAGGATTAAATGATATTACCCATGCACCTATTATTTCTCTTATTTTATTCATAGTAATTTATCTTTCCCTCTTAGTATATTTTCTTTTTGGTTTTATGTGTGGGATAGATAATGTTGTAATTAAATCTCTAATATGTGCACATTGCTCATATTCCTCTTTTTCTATAAAATGTTCCATTATTTTATTTAACAAATCGGTGTATTCATTTCGTTGTATTGTAGCAAACATTTTAGTATCAGTAAACTTTATAATAGCAACTTCATCTAATTTTTCATCTACCGCTTGTTTAATTATAGTTAGTATCCATGGATAAATTCTATCTGCATTGGTTTCTATATATTCCTTTACCGCCGGTGAGGATTCCTCGTGAAAATACTTTTTCCAATCGGTTTTAGCGTACATATTAGTTAGTTTTAATAATTTGTTAATATCCATAACATTATATTACAAGCCTTCTCTATTTACATCTCTTAGATAATCATCAACATTAGTTACTCTATCTCTTACTGGAGCCACTATTCTAGTTTCAGCTGGTAAATTTGCCTGAATTACTTCACCATTCGGTAATTCGTATTGTTGAATCCTAAATGAACCCCGTGGTCTTATTGAATTTTTTTCTTCAAATACAAATCGTATATATTCGATTATATTATTATCATTTAATGTATCAGGATTATTATCAATAAAAAATTCATATGAAATATCATCTACTCCTGCTACTTCTAATCTACTTTTAAATGTTGATGTAAAATTTGCTTGAATATCCACTACTTCTTTTTGTTCTGGTGTATTAAGTGTAATAGTAGCTGGTTGTGATACATTCACAGAACCACTCCTAGTTGTAATAGTTGCAGTTGAGGTATTAGTATTTGTTAATTGTTCTACTCTACCTACTCCTTTATAATCAACTTTACTAGTTATAGTTTGTTCATAGTATTTTGAGTTAATATAGTTTAAAGTATTTTCTAAATTTAATTGAATTGTAATTAAATCATCTGGTGTAAAATACGGATTACCTTCTTCAAACGCTGTTTTAAGTTGCTCAAACAAATGAGATGGTATGTATGTAGAATTACCAATAACAACACCAAAATTAATTGTTTCCGAATCAAATACTTTGTAAGCTGGAATAGTAGGGTTGATTACGGCTATTTCAATAAAGTTAGAATCAAACGTTCCCTTTAATAAGACCGTTTGTTCTCCTTCTTTTGAATAAGAGCCGTAATCATTTGTAATTTCTCTACTAAACATTATCTTCCTTGTCCTCTATAAGCTTTTGGCTTTGGACTGTGTTTGTTGTACGATTTCTTTGCTGACCCTGTTTTACGGGAACCGAATGAAACCTTTGTTGATGTTAATGAACCTTTCTTTGCCATAAATTGTTACTCCTTTGTTTAGGAATAAATATATGGAAAAGTATTAATTGGTTTGGTAAGCTACTTCCTCTTTTAAGTATTTTTTAAGTGTATCAAAGTCTTCTGCCTTATCACTTACTGTCATTCTTAAAGATTTAAAGATAACCTTAATATCATCTAATGAATTAATTTTGTTATCCCAATCAAACTCATACCAATTAACACGTGTAGCTTCAAATTGTGGTTCTTGAATTTGTGTTTCTTCTACTTCTTGTGTAACTTGTTTCTTTGCCATTTTATTTTGTTTTATTTGTTAATATTATTTTATTTGTTAAATTATGTGTTTTAAATAATTCACATAATAAATTATAATTGTGTTCTAATCTTTGTTGAACATCCTCTCTATTATAAAGTTCGTTTACCTTTTCAATTGATAATTCATTTATATAATTTATCCATTTGGTAAATGTACCTATTTTATAATTTTCATTTATTTTATCCCAATCATCATTAAGATAAAATATATCCTCAAATGTTTTAAATCCAATATCTCTTAAAAGAGAGTGTATATTATCATTTTGTAAAACTAAAAATATATTCTTATAATAAATAGCTCTTAAAGTTTTTTCGGTAATTCTCGTATCTATAAACGAACCATCACAACTCTCAATAATAAAAGATATGTATGAATCATTTGATATTTTATTTACTGAATCTAATTGTAGATAAATTGGTTCACCATGTTGTATATCTTCTTTTATGGTATCTCTATTAAATCCAAATAAGTTAAATTCATTTGAAAACGATTCTATGTAATCAATATCAATATCAACTCCTTTAACCTTAAATTTCAATTGATCTATTCTTGCTGCAAGGTAATCTCTAATTCCCTTTACTTCATCAAACTGAACACTCATATACACCATACCAAATGAAACCGCTGAATCTATTGATTTTACAAAGTTAGACCGTTTAAGTAATTCAAATACCTTTAACCTACGAAAATTTACACTTTGGTTAAATAAGGTATACTTAACACTTCTTTCGGTATTATGTGTAGGTTGAATGTTAAACAAGTTTCTAAATGCAGGTAGTGTATACTTAAACCCTAAATCATACTTACCCATCTCCAAATCGGTAGATATAAAAAATAATTGGGCTAGTGTATCGGAATATAACTCTTTAAACCTTTCTTTAACGTGGGGATAGATTATCTCATGAAACTCAAAACAATAGATAGTTATCACTTTATCTTTAGGTATGTAAGGATAGACAGATTCTATGGATGCTTGGTGCAGAAATAGAACATCACCATTATCTATACCAAACTCAATAAAGGGTGTATATGGGTTAGTATATTCGTAGCAAGGAATAATATCAAAGTATTCACCCAATAGAGTAAAATCTAAAGTATCCGATGATTGTACAAATATCTTATTCAAACTATTTAATTATTTTATTTATTAACTTATTCCATTCCTGTCTCTCTACCTTCTCTGTATTAAACATTTCAAACTCATCCTTATCTTTATCATTTTTAATCACAATGATATGATACTCCTTTGCCATATCCGATTTGTGTATTTGTTCTTGTGTATATCTAAACTCACCATCACTCATAGAATTTCTAAACCTCATCACAAAGATTGGCTTAGGTAGTAAATATGTTAATGTTGGTTTACTAATTGGTGGTGGGGTTGGTATTAAATTTCCAAACATAACTATTTTAATTTAAGGGGGGATGGGGCGGAATTAGGGGGGATTAATGTCGTGTTTTGCTTTTTTTATTTTTAGGTTTAAAAACTAACTTAGCTTCTAATTCAGCCAATCTTTTTTCTTCTTCTTTTTTCTTATTTAGTAATTCGGATAATGGTTTTGTTTCCAAAATGGGTGATTTAAATGATGACATTACTCCTTTATCTACTCCATCTTTTCTTCTCTTATCACTACCATCTACATTAGTATCGTAAATAGATGTAAGTATATTCTTTACATCCCTTTTAACGGCTACTTCGGAAAATCCTTCTATTAATTGAACGGCCCATTGGTGAACATTAAATTCTTTTCTTTCACCATCTTTATATATCCAAACAAATCCACTTTTACCATCTACCTTTTTACAATATTGAGTTTTTCCATTTTTATCTCTATATTGTAGTGAACCATATCCATTCATCCAATAATTAGATAAAGTAGGTATTATGTATTGTTCGTTTAATAATTGTTGTTTAGTTTTTTTAATCTTTGGTTTTTCCATTTTTCAAGTCTTTAATCTTTCCTCTTACTACCTTGCTCTTATCTAATTTAACGGGTTTATGTTTTGCCTTCACCTCGTCACTATATCGTTGTGCGGCGGCTTTGAGTTTATCATTTGGTATTTTTCTCATTCCATAATCATCAAACTCATCTTCATCAAACCAAATGATATCTACATCATCATTCCAATCAAAGTGTGGTTTATCGTTCAATTCACATTCTTCAATATCTTCATCGGTAGCCAAACCATAATGTGTACCTTCATTACCATTTTGACCAATGATATCAATTCTTTCTTCATCCCAATTAGAATCTACAAAATCATCATACTCATCATTATCATTAGGGTCACTTATACAATCACATCTATCGGTACTACCACACCAACATTCCGTCGGTAGTTCTTCTTCGGTAGGTGTTTCATTTTCCCAATCCTTAAATTGTCCGGGGTAATCTTCATCATCGTTAAACACATCAAACCAATCTTCAGCGAAAGCATCCTTAACGATTTGGTGTTCATCATCATATACATCCTTAGCCTTTTGTTTAATCCATTCATTAACGGTAGTATCTAAATACCCTAAACCTTTTACAATCGTTAACATACCATCCATAACTTCGTCAATAGAAGTATCACTATGGTTTAATTCGATTGTAACGGTTATTCCGTATTGAGTACCTTTAAGAATTGTTGGCTGAGAGAATTCCTTTATATTCATATCGTTTAAGTTTATACTACTAATATACGATAATAAACTGAAATAAAAAAATAATATAGGGGAAAAGAGAGTGGGATGAAATAACGGCAATATTAGATTAAGTGCATATATAATCTATTAGAATCATTTCTCAATTTATCATCATTAAACATAGTGATAAACTTTTTAGAAACCTCTATATGTCCAATTTCGGAATAGTGTCCATCCTTTAATTCTCCATTAGTTTCTATCATTATAGTATTTATATCTTTAAATCCTAATATCTTAGTTCCATCATAATTAAATGGAGTCCATTGTATTAACTTCATATCATTAAATAAAAAATTTAAAAACTCTAGTTTTGTATATAATTCTTTTTTATACAAATAATGATCTCTATTTACTAATATCTCTTCTATTGTAGATTTAGAAATGGTATCAAACCAGGTCAATGACTTATCAATAAAACTAGGTATAACGGTTTGGAATTTATTTTCCCTATTTACTAATCTAAATCTACCTATGGAGGACCAACCAATGATAACTAAATCTCCTTTATTAATTTTAGGAGCTTGTTTTATTATACTTTCAAATATAGTATCGTTATCCGAGCCACCATATCCAAAGTGTTGTATATTTACTTCTAATTCTTTTGCTATAATATCACCAAAGTATTTAGGAACATATCCTTTCCATTTACAATAATCTCCATCCCAAGTACCTAATGTGTTATCATTAAATGGAGTAGAAAAAGAATCTCCAAATATCCATAGTGTTTGTTTATTTTCCATATCAATAAATATCTAAGTAAGGTAATAGAGAATGATTATACACTAAATTGTTTACTACCTCTTTGTTCTTCATAGCAAGGGTATTGGCAAGCTCTAACCTTTCTTTCCACTCACTATCCTCCATATCTAACAACCACTCTATATTTCGTTGTAATAGAGGTAGATAACTATCCCACCCATCTTTCAATACTAAAAAATCCCTCATATCCCAATTAGAGTATAGTTCCCATAACTCATCCGTATACAAACTTCTATACGGTTCTAATCCATATACTTTAAATAGGGAATGTGCCGTTGGGTCACTATGTATAAATGGTTTACCTAAGAAAAGGTGTTTAATACTCTTTTCATTCCACTTAAGGGATGTATCTCTACGGGCTTGTATGGAAAAGGTTTCGTATACTATTTCTATATCTGATTTCAATGTTTGGTCTAAGAATTGTAAATTGAACCATTCTCTTTCAGTACCAGCATTATTAGAATCGATAAAGTTTAATTCAAATACGCTGTGTTTATATTCCTTCCTGTTAGTAAAGAATAACTTATTATGTGTATTATGTTTAAAGTTAGTATATAGATAATACCTAATCTTATCAATCATATGTTTGTTTATATGGATTCCAATCCTCTTGTCCTTTGGATGGTGTTTAAAGATTTCATATCCATTAAAGAAAAAGAAACCATTGAACTGATGTACATTATGATAACTATGCATCATCATCTTAGGTAGGAAATGGAAATTGTTAAACTTAGCCAAATTATCCCAAAACACACTCACATTATTCATACCAGCTATCCTTTCGTATAACTCATTACTATTCATAGCTTCTATACATAACCAATAATCTTCAGGATGTTTATCTATAAGGATGAATTTTTTTTCTGGATTTTTTTCAAACTCATTTAGTAAGTTCATCACTTTATATAGTGGGAAAGTACCCGTCAGTACAAATATATTAATATCACCCAGTTCTATCGTTGGGTCTAACCCAGTATCTTCCCTAATAAATGTGTTACGAATATATTGTCTAAACTCATACCCACCATGTTCAAACACAAATGGTTGTTCTTTATCTAATTCAAATTTCTTAGGATACTTCTTTTCTAATTCTTCAAATTCACTACGAGTCCAAAACAGGCACTCTTTACTATCTTGATAAAGATTTATTTTCTTCATTATAACATTGTTAAATAAGGTACTACCTTTATAAATATATCATTTCCCTAGAGTGAAAATTTTTACCCAACAATATGTGTGTACCTGGTTCATATATAAAAAAAATTTAATTTGTCGACTTACAAGAAATGGAGAATCTCCACTCTCACCAAACCCTTGCTGGCACTACGTTTGCGGCGAATCGATGAAACCCTTGCTGGCATTGCTTTGTGTGTGATTGGATAGGACCCTTGCTATGATTGGTTTTGAGAGGACATGAAAAAACCGGAATGTAGAAACATCCCGGTTAAAATTATTTTTCTTGCGTTTTTACTATGCCATTAGTGATATGTCCTTCGTAGTAGCTCACTATATAATCATATTAGATAAGGTTCAAAAACATGGTTTAGTTCAAGGGTAACCTTTTATCTTCTAATACTATGGCCAGTCTTCACTCTCGCATACTGCCTTCGAGTAGTTAATCTGCTACAATACCTTGCCAAATATTTTTTTATAGTGTTTCAAATTCTTCTTTCAATTCTTTTGTAATGCCTTTTATTTTCTTAGGCTCTTTCACTGCGTGTTCGTTCATCTTCAATAGGACCTCTTGCTCTATGTACTTATTAGCTAGGTTAGTGTTTACAAATCTTTTTAGTTCCTTTGTTCTATATACTACTGAATAGATATCTTGCATTAAGTTTTCACTATATTGTGTCACTACCTTATATTGGTTAAATAGTTTTTCTTTTATACTTTGTTTCTTTGTTACTTTCTTAGCTACCGCCTTCTTTGCAACCTTTGCTGTTGTTGCTTTACGCTTTGCTACTACTTTTGTTACTTTCTTTTTCATATGCTTTTTTAATGCTGTTTGCAAATCTGTCAATGCTATTAACTTACCGAAGCTCATTTCGTATTCTTCAAAATTAAATTTACAAAATTGGTTTATTGTATTAATACCAAATGATGCGACCATATCTGCTATCTTTTGTTTATGTGCGTGGTTTATGTATACTGCGATTGCTGTATCTAATCCGTTTGCATTTGTCATACCTTTGAATGATCTAAATTGTTGTGCTGTTAATTTCATATTGTGTTATTTATTTTTTAAAGAATTTATTTTTGTTACCGGTCCTATTTGTTTCTAAGCATTAGACCTACAATGCGTTCATACATTTTATACATTAAATCTTTTGACGTTTTATCGTTATTTAAATTTAATAAAGTATTACCATAACATAAGCCAGACCAATTGCGATTACCAGTTGATTTAGCAATTTGTTTAATATAGATTTTATTTTTAGATTCCATTACAGTCCTTACAGGTACCGAATAACAATAATCGGCAGTCGTACCGGTATTCACAGCTGTATTTGTTTTATATACATTGCCACTAACTTCAAATATTTTATTAGTGTACCATTCATCCGATACATTATCTTTATATAATTCTACTACAATCGTACCAGGTTGAAAATGTTTAATATCACTTTGTTTTAACGATACATCATTTGCATTACGACCATTATTAGCTTGTCCGAAATAGAAATTTACTTTGTTTAATTTTGTACTCATTTGTTTATGTTTTATTGTTTTTTGTTTATTGTTACCGGTCCTTTATTAGTTCCAGTTAATGTTACCTAAAATATCCGCTCCTTCTTCTGCCCTTAATTCCTTTTCTTTCTTTCTTATAATGCCATTAGCTATATCAATCATTGCTACAGTCATTTGTCGTGAATTTTCATTTGCCATAAAGGGACCATCTTCTTCATTGAAAATCTTTTCTAAAGTTTGCATTGTTGCCGCCGTTGTTATTAGTGGCGTGTGGTTGCTTTGTAACACTGCACATACTACGCTAAATAATTGCATTGCTATTTGTTCTTCGTTTGTTAATTCGTTTTTACTCATTGTTTTATTTTTTAGTGTGTTGAATTTAATTTGTATTCGTATCGTTGTAATAATTCCGTTTCTATTTTATGTGCTTCTGCTTTACCTCTCACTACTTCAATCAAACAAACATCATAAACATCAGGTCCAAATTTTCTCATATCCTTATACAACGCCCAGCCCCAATCTTCTTGCTTTGCTCTACTAACGTGTTTTTGAAATCTTCGTAAAACTGAATAGTTAAACCTTCTACCTATTGCTTGAGTAATACCTAAATATTGTTTGCCGTTGATTGTGTTAGTTAATTCGTATATGATATGATTTCTATCAATTCGTTTTTTCCTATTCATACTACTATTTGCTTTTAATTGTTTCTACTACTGTCTTAATAAATGCGTATACAAAAATTGTACTAACCGCGATAATCATAAACTCTAAAATTGTAATCATATAAAAAATTTAATTTGTGAAAAAAAGAAAAACCAAAATGTCAAAGAACTAGGCCCAATACATAATAAGGACCTTTTCAATACTTTTGTTATTTAACCCAATACCTTTCAACTCACGTCTAACTTCAGGAATAAATTTCTTTGTTACTTGTCCGTAACTCATTGGATATTGTGCGATAATACGCGTAATAGCTAAAGACTCTTTTTTCAATTCACTAAAGAAAGCCATCGCCTTTTTAATTTCGGTATTGTTCTTACATACTACTTTATGCGAACGACCCATAAAGTCTTTAAATTCTACTATTGAATTAGGTTTAACTGCCTGACTCATTTTACTCGCCGCGAAATTTAAATAAACGGGTTTCTCATTTCTGGCAGTATTGAAAGCCACTTCACTAAATT